AGGTAATCGCCACAGACTCGCCAAACGTCCCAGCACCCCACGCTCCTACACCCCAGCCTGTGCTGTCTACATAGAAGTTGGTGCCAGTGTTGATCTGATATGCGCCTACCGTAGAGCCGCCACCGTTGCCAGAGTCGCTGGAGTTGGCTGTTACTGTCGCGCCAGCGGTGTCTTTGGCGGTGATATTGTAGCTGTTGGCGTTTACAATGACGCCAATCTGGTACTCCTGATTGAGCACAGCGGCTGTCACATTGCCGCCCAATGACGCGGCACCAGAGTACGTCACAAAGTCGCCCTCTACAGCGCCGTGGGCTGTGTCTGTTACCACCAGCGTTGACGAGCCATTGGTTGCGGCAAAAGTCACATCGCCAGCAGAAGTGGTAGCCCTGATCGGAGTCACATCCGACACTGTGCCGCCTGACTCTACATAGAACTTCAGATTGGTGCCAACGCCCAGATACTTGTCACCATCTGCCGAACCCCAGTCAAACAGTGATCGCGCCACGCCCTTGATTGCCGTGCTGACGTATTTCTGCCAGCCGCCTATAGTCTCGACACGGCCCTTTCTGAAGCGAATACGGTCTGAATCAAACCAGCCAGAATCGGCACTGTATTCGGTGCCTTCTTTGTCAATTCCCGGCTTGAACTGTATTTTGGTAAGGGCCACTTAATACACCCACATTACTGGAATAGAGTCCCTGCTATCTACATGGACAAATGTCTTAGCCACTCCCACGCCGTGGAACCCATGCTCAATCGCTTTTTTCACAACAATCATGCGTTCCGATGCATTTTTTACCATGATGTCAGCGGCAATGCCTTCTGTGTGCTTTCCCGGCTTTGCCTTTTTTGCCTCAATGCTGTGCTGTTCAGACCTATACCCAGAGGTGATAATGAACGGGAAACCACAATCATCCCGTAGCTCGTCCAGCGCCATGACAAAATCCAAGTCCATCTCGTTCTCGCCTGTCTCCTGACAATTAAAGTCTGACAGCTTGAAGTATTTAAACTCGCTCACTCTTTCTTTCCTAAGAACAAACCAAACGCGCCGGTTAGAGCGCCCGTCATCACAGATACCAACGCCGCCTGCTCGGGGTTCGGGTCAGGCAAAGACATAAACCAATCGACGGTTCTGTACGTCATGGCGATCATGGCAAACATTAGTATTCGCGGAATGATGCGCCATGCGTTAAGTTGTTCGGGAGTCATTTGCCGCCCCTCAACTTCATTAATTTATCAGCACCACGGATTCCGAATGACGCAGATACCGCAAGAAACAGTAAGTACTGATACCAATCTGGAAGAGTATCCAAAGCGCGAAAACCATCAGCCACGCGATCAAGAATACTGGGGTCATTAGCCACAACAGAGTAACCAACACAAAGGAGAGGGATTGCCAAAATAGCTGTCCAAAACTCATCCTTGAGGCTATTTGCTGAAGCATCTGCCATCTTTTCTTCCCAAGTGGCAGTATTACTAATGACTTGCATTTTTGCTTGATGTTTAGCTTGAGACTGCTCATGGCGATTGGTCATCCATGTTTTTGCCAATCCTGCTACTGGACCTAATAGTGCTTGTAGCATAACGCCTCCTTAGAATGTGGACAGTGCGACCCTCTTCCATGTATTTGTTGCGACACATACATATATGTAATCTGTGTCATAGGCTATCTCGCCTTTGGTGCCTGACGCCGAAGAGCTAGAGGGCGTCTGGCTGGTGTCTATCCTGATGTTGTCACCAGTAGTGGCTAGGGCGTTAAACGTGCCTGCGCCGGGGGTAGATGCGCCGATGTTGGTGCCATCTATGTTTCCAGCGTTGATGTCCACGGTAGGCAGTGTTGCTGTACCTGTGGTGCTGAGTGTTGTGAACGCGCCTGTACTGGCAGAGTTTGCTCCAATCGGTGTGCCGTCAATAGCGCCACCGTTTACATCAATAGTTGAAAATGAAGACGATCCTGTGGACGCCACGTTACCAGTGACATTGCCCGTCAGGTCACCCGTTACGTTACCTGTCACATTACCCGTCACATTACCCGTTACGTTGCCTGTAACTGCACCCGTAACATTTCCGGTGACGTTGCCTGTAAGATTGGAGGTCACCGCTGTTGCTAACAAGTCAACAAAAACCTGCGTGACTGTGGCACCAGACCCTGTGCCGCTAAACTTCAACACTGCATCCTTGCCGTTAGCAAGCTCAAAGTCGTTTGATGCGTTATATGTGCCTTGGAACAGGATGACAGATCGACTTGCTGAAAGGCTGTTACGAACGAAAACAATCTTCTCTGCATCATTTGGCGTCAGCCTGACATAAGCTGTGCCGCCAAGATCGCCGCCATCTGTGAACTCAATAAATTTGTTTCTGCCGTTCGATACAGCGCCGTCTGTAACGGGGATGTCTGTTGGCGAGCCGGAGCTACCGGCAGACGACAGAGTCAGCGCCAATATGCCGTTGACAGCCTGATCCAGAATGTCGAAGTTGGTGTTGGTTGTATCGCCCCATGTACCAGACTGATCGCCTGTTGCGATCTTTTCTATGCCTAAGTTAGTTGTATATGTGCTAGTCATGTCTTATGCCGCTATCTCTGTCCAATTCGGGTCTTGATTCGGTATGATTTCATTCCATGCCACCACGGACGCGCCTGATGTAGCTCCTGTTGCCGCAACACCTGTCACAAGAACGCTTATGTTGCCAATCGCAGTGACAACGCCAACCTGTCCTGACGCTGACACCGAGCCAACCGCAACATTGATGCCTGCGCCTTCAGTGACGGTTACAGAGCCTACACCGCTTGTCCCTGCCAGTCCCGTGACTGCAACAATTGCATCACCGTCAATCGTGATGGAGCCGCCTTGCCCAGTGCCTGCAACACCAGTTACAGAGACATTGGCGTCAGCATTAACTGTGACGCTACCCGCTGACCCTGTAGCGGCAACGCCAGTAACGGACACCCCAACGCCTTGCTCAAAGCTGATCTGGAGACCGTCATCAGACAGGGTGGCAAACGGCTCTTCAGAGAAGGCCAAGCCCCCTAGCAAAGAACCTCCCGCCTCCAACGATGTCATCGGCATAGAGGCCGAAACGCCTGTCACAGAAACTTGGATAGGTATGGACGCGCTGGTAGTGCCAAATCCGCTTGTAGCGGCAATGCCTGTTACAGATACAGATTGATCAAAAACTAAAACGCCGCCAGAGGCGGTAGCCTGAAGTCCGGTGACAACTGCATCGGCGTCACCATTTAGGGATACGCTACCAACACCACTTGTAGCCGCTACACCTGTTACAGCAACCGTAACTGACGGTGATGATGAAGGTTCAGGACTGCCGAGTGGACCTGCAGAAAAACCAGCAATACCAAACATTTAACTACCCCTTACTTGATACCGCCTCAAAAATAAAAGCTATGATTCCACCCCCTATCGCCACCAACACAATAATCCAGAACGACTTAATCAGTGCGTCCTTGGCTTCTTGTTGGGCGTACACCTCGCGTTTACGTTGTTCCTGAACCTCTTTCATGCAATTTCTATACTCTTCTACACCCTCGTTTCCGTAGGCGTAGCGCAAAAGCTGAATAAGCTCTTTGCGTTGATTATCTATCCGCTTCCTGTGGGCAAAAAGCTCTGCCGCCTCCGCTTCAACTGAAGAAGAAAACACAATCTGTTTCAGTGGGTTAGTGCGCTTTTTGTGTCGCTGGCTTGCGTAGAGAACGTCACTGGCATGACCCTGCCACCTAGCGACTACTTGGAACGTGTCTTCAATGCTCTTACCGGCCTCAATGAAAGCCTTTACGCCAGCGTAGGCTTTGGTAGCCGCCGCCACCGCTGTCACAGGATCAATCATCAGGAACCTCGTAGATTACATAAGGATCACAGTACGACGTAAAGTAAGGCAAATACCAAGTGTACGTTTGATCAGATGTGCTATTTAGCTCCTTGTATCTGCATATTCGGTAATGTTCTAGCCGTGTTCTGCTACCTATCGCCCATGTGTATACATAGGTGTCCAGCACCAAATACAAAACGATAGTTTCCACATATCACGGCTTTGTAGGCCAGTTGATTGTGTCGGGAAAGTCTGTCTGCTGTGGCACATCTCGCAGTGCCTGCCTGTACGTCTTCATGGCATCTGTCATGGTGACATCTGCCAAGGCGTAATGATCTGTCTCCATCAACAAGGCAGTACGCTTGGCTCTTTCGCTTGCCGCCAAAGCCGCTGTATTTGCCGTGTCATAAGCTGTCTTTTGTGCCGCTACAGTCTGAACTTTACCGTCTTCGTCGGTATACTCAGTAAACATTTCACGTTCTACCCACGCATATACCCAGTTGCCTTTACCATCCTCCACAGCGCCATTACGAACAACAGACTTGTACGCCGCGCTAGGTTCGGGAGCAGGAGCTTCTAATACGGGGTCTACGTTTAAAGCATCATGGACAGAGCTATTCCACGCTTTGGGGAGGCTCATGTTTTTGTTTTCAGCACGGAGTTCAGTGTCCGTCTTTATCTCGCCGCTTGACCTGTTTCTATACTCTGCCATGTCAATTCCTATGCGATTGCTAAAAATATATAATTGCCGCTAGAAGCGTTAAGCCCTGCTGGCGCTGATGATGTAACAGTAAAACCGCTAGATAGCGGGTCTATGTAATCTGTGTTGGTTACTTGTGCGTCTGTCGTGTTAAAAAGAACATACGGGTCATTTCCGGCAACAATTCCAGCGTTAGAATTATACAAATACCAATCACCCGTAGAATCTGTACGTTTTATTAAAATAAACCTAGCGCCAGCACTAAATCCACAATCAATGTTTAGATCGCTACCCGTTCCTGTGTAGCTACCCACTTTTGATATGCCAGCAACAGTTGCAAACAAATACGCTATATAAGTCTCCCCATTCACGTTACTAAGATAATTACTATGTTTAACAGAGAATTGAGTTGCCGAATCTACGGCGCTCCAATAATTAGTGTTAGCTTGTGCGGCATTAGTATTTAGGTACAGTTGATAGTCTCTAGTCCCTCCAGTAACAGCACTTCCACCTACAAGCCAACCAAATGAGTCCGATCTAATTTTTATAATTTTTAACTCTGGAGTTACTCCTAAATTATGACTAAATGACGTTGAATATCCGTCACCTGTATAAGACACAACATCAAAGAAGCCTTTTGCTCTTCTAAACATAGAAGAATGGTAGTCTGCTAGTGTTCCGTCGTTGTTGTACCAGCCGTCTTGGTAGTCAAACCTTCCTGCGGCACGATCTTCTTCAGCATTGGTATCATTAGGGAAAAGAGCTTCTGGGCCTCTTAAGCGATCTAATAGTTGATGCGACCCAACACCACCCCAGTTTTTCCAAAATGCCATGTCAACCGGAAAACCGGAATACCACCACGGAGGCGCACCAGCAGACGTACTTCTGGCTGATGCTGTAGTGTGCAAATCAGTAGCCGCAAACTCTGATGCTGGTTTATTAGATCGCGCTATTGCCATGTAGATGTAGGTATTGCTACTGCCGTTGATCCCCGTAGCCGCTGTAGTCAGATGAAACCCATTTGCCTCAATTCGCCAGCGTGACGCATAACTTTCTTCTCCAATCATGGTTTGTGCATACAAATACTTATGCGCTGTGCTTGCATCTGTATTAGCCATCCCGCGCATAGCGTCAGCTAAATACCAATCATGGTTAGTGCTTGCACTTTTAATTAACAAAAACTGAGGCTCAAAGCCTAAGTTAATAAATTGACCACTGCTTCCGTTTCCGGTGTAACTGCCACACTTAATAATATCTTCATCACCACCCTCACCATAATCGCCATCGCCATCGTTATGGGCAAATAGGTAGGCTACGTAAGAATCACCATTGTTATTTACGTTGCCATTTGTTTCTACAGTAAACTGAGTAGCAGTCGGTGCTGTTTCCCAAAAATCACTTTGAGTCACAACAGACGCCGTATCATCTAAACTTAAAAACTTTCCTGTGCCTAGACCTCTGTGGTAAACCGCCCATCTTGTCGTACTACCTGCATATTTTTTTATTATCATCATTCCCGGCACAGAACCTAAGTTATGATTTATCTGTCGATCAGCATTGCCATCGCCCGTATAAGTAACAATGTCAAAAAACTTTTCTTGTTTAGCAAAAGACCAAAGCACATAATCTGGGCCACCATAGGATGACGAACCAACAATTCCAGACGCCGCACCCAAAGTAACAGAGCTACTGCCAAAGGTTTGTGTTCCTTGGTCGCTTTGTATGGCTGTAGAGTTTGAAATTAAAGAATATTGAGTGCCTCTTGCGCTGTCATACCATCTATGATTTTGAGCACCTGATCTGCTTTTACCCCAAATTAAGCCTCCTTTATCGGCTAAATCTAGTCCGGTAGGAACTACAACAGAGCTATCCGTGCCGGTATAAAGCGTTGTAGAAAACACATCATCAACGTAAACAGCCTCACCAGCGTTACCAGCGGCGGCTTGCAATAGCTTAGTGCTTACGTTCATCCCATTGCTTGCCCAGCAACAAAGCCGTAATAGGTTGTACCGCCATCAATGGTGAAGAACACAAATACATCCACGCCATTGTTTGTTGCAGTCAGGGTGGGCGCTGTAGCCGCAGGCCAATCAACGCTTGTGGGCCATGTAATAGTTCTGGCACTGCTGTCTTGAATTACTTTCAGCACAAACGATGACGCCCTGCCTGACGCGGCTGGGTTGCTAAAAGTGTAGGTGACGTTTTCTGTTAGATCATGCTCAAACAGATTGCCATCGCGTAGGTTAATGGTGGCGGCGTTGGAGCTAGATGTGACGGTCGTAACCTCTTCAATTGTGCCGTTGTCAAAACTGACCACACCATTGGCATCTGCTGTTACCGCCTTACTCGCTTGCGTCAGCCCCAGCGTAGTAATGTCGAGATAATTGATTTCCGTGGTGGTCGCGGTTACCCCGTCAAGAATGTTGATTTCTGTAGCAGTTGCAGTAACACCATCAAGAATGTTGATCTCTGAGGCTGTTGCGGTGATGCCGGGAAGATCGCTCGTAAACGCCAGCTTGCCACTGCCATCCGTCTTGAGAAGCTGTCCTGCTGACCCGTCAGAATTAGGAAGCTCTAGCGTGTAAGTAGCAGAAGCACTGTGAGGTGGCCCTTGCAGGGTTACACCGTGGCTGTTGGACTCGCAGTTAAAACGAATTTTGCCAGCATTGGTATTCCCATATAACTCAGTAAAGCCAGTACCTGCTGGGAATAGCTGTATGTTGCCATTGCTGTTTGTGGACTTGATCGCGTTAGTGTCGATCTGTAGGTTTTCAATCGACACCACGCCGTTGGCGTCTTCAACCACTGCTTTGTCGGCTGGGAACGCGCAGAAGATGACTTTGCTTCCTGATGACAAACTAACAGCAGACCCGCTGTTAGAGCTTGCAAGCACGGTGGTTCTGGCGATTGTGTTGCCGCTACTGGCGTATGTTCCCAGCCCCACCTCAAAGTCAGAGTTGTTGCTATCTACAATCGCGTAGTAAGTGGTGTCACTGTCTGACAGAACAGAAGAAAACGTGACAAAGTTGCTAACTGCGCCGCCCAAAGCAATGTTGCCCGTGCCGGTGGTCGTTGTTGTCTCTTTTACTCTGTCTTTAATTACCAAAGCCATTACTCAGCTTCCTGTATGGTATTACCCTGCAAAACCCACTCCTGAACCTCTTGCCAGTGCCGGTTGGAGCCTAGCATCGGTGCAGACCAAACTTCGCCATTGCTATATGTAATTTGGACAGCACCATTTTCATCGTTTTGATTTTTTTGATATTTTACAGACGTAATGGTCATCACAACTCCGCATCAAAAATTAGTTGATCATCTGAAGGTGCATTGTTCAATTCAATCATATAACCCAGACCACCCGTGAGAGCACCACTTGTAGTAGCACCAAACTGCACATGGTTAGGGCCATAGGCACCAGTTGCAGTTACAGAAGTAATAACGCCGGAACCACCACTAGTATCTGATTGAGCTAGTGCGTATATGTTGAGATTACCTACTGAATTAAAGGATATGCTTGGGGCAGTCCTCATCTCCTCTGCTACATGGAACCTAAATGTGCCACTATTACTATTGTAAGCTCTTCCTATACTAATCTGATTATATTGACCAGACCTTCTTGAATATAACTGATAATACCTATAGCATTCTCTTTTTATCTCACCTATACGTTTATGCTCAAACTGCGTAGCTGTGTCGCCTTTTTCTATTTGCACTTGGGCGAACTCAAATGTTCCGCTTTGATTGCCTAGCGACGATGTCCTGCTGTTGTAATCAGACCCCCCATCCATCCAAAATGCTAAATCTATATAGTCATTATTATCTGTTCCTAAAGTTTTCCCACTTATACTAGGAACAGAGAATGTTTTGGTGTATTTAGTCCAAGTGCTACTAATAGAAAACTTCTGAGGTGTTGCCGTCACATAACTGCTTGGACTGCCGCCTGTGCCAAAATACTGCAAAAGCTCAATTGCCAAATCTTTAGTGGCATTGGCTTTAGCCCAAAAACTAACCGTTACAGTTTGTCCCGCAAATGTTCTAACATCTTCTATCTTTTGATTAAAAGAGGCTCTGCTGTCAGACGTACTATCTGAGGTTACAACAAGTCTTGCATAGAATTCAGGATTATCTGGTACATCTGTTTGCCCAAGCGTAAAAGATTGTTGTGAGAATACTGTTGTAGTGCCGCCGGTATAGTAAGAGCGCCACCTGTCAGCACCATACCCTGATGCAGAAAAGCTTGTGCCTCTTTGCCAGACATCAAAATTTCCGTTAATAATTTTATTACGATTAGCTTCAAGCACTACTGGCTGATCAACAAAACTTAACTGACCAGAACCATTGGTTTTTATGACTTGGTCCGCTGATCCATCAGCCAATGGAAACGTCAGGGTATAGCTAGAGGCAACGCTAGAAGGAGCTTGCAAAGCAACATAATCACCACCCGAGGAATCCTGTAGCCGTAGGTCGCCTTGCGCTTGGATATCTAGCTGAGTGACTAGCACATCACCAAGATTAGCGTCTGGTTGGCCTGAGATGTTTACAGATATGTCACCCGAGGCATCCTTAGCTACAGCCTTATCCGCAGGATAAGTCAGAAATACATCCTTGGACCCTGACCCAAAGTCCACGGCATTGTTGCTGTTGGAGCTTGTCAAAACCGTGGTGCGGGTTATCGTATTGCCACTGCTTGCATAGGTGCCTAAGCCGATTTCAAAGGCATTGTTGGTATCATCAATAATTGCGTAATAGGTCGTATCCGCATTCGACATTACAGACGAAAAAGCGCGGAAGTTGGTAGCGGCTCCCGCTAAGGATATAGCACCCGTCCCCGTTGTCGTGGTGGTTTCTTTTACGCGATCAGCAATGACCAAGGCCATGATTATGCAATCCTGATAATAGCGTTAGATGCGTCAGCAGTTGGGAACACAATCGTGAAGTCGCCAGCACTGGATGATTTGTCAGAGCCAAAATCCAAGACAAGAACCACGTTTGTAGTTCCGCTCCCGCTACCTGCCGTGGTGTTATAAATTAGTGCCCCTCTCGCCGTCAGGGTGCTTGAGGAGAACGTGAGGTCTGAAAAGTCGGTCAAGGCTGTGGTTCCAGACAGGGTTGGGGTCACATTGGTCAGTGTCCCTCCACCTGCTGAGTAGCCTGTACCGCTGATCTCATTGCTGGTTGTGTACGCCGTGGTAGACGCATCAAAAGAGGCGCTGTTGGTATACATCGCCAGCTTGTATGTGTCGCCAGAGCTATTCGTAAAGTCATGTTTTGCTTGAAGCAACTCTTGCTTAAACGATGAAGCCATGAAGTTTCCGCTGAAAGCCATATCACATTCTCCTGATAAGTTCGGCTAAGTCTTTTTGCCCTGCGTCCAGAAGGGCGTTATACACTGTAGTTCGGTCGCTATTTGCGGCCTCTTTCATGTAGAAAACAAGAACCGCTCTAATGTGATCCTTGAATGCCTGCGCTTGTGCCTGTACCTCTGGCAACGCAGTATCAGCTACAGAGATGATCTTATCTAAACATCTCTCAGCGATCTCGTCTGGGGAAAACCCCCTGTTTTGTGTCGTGTGTACATCAACACCACCTATCTCAAACCCACCACTAACACCAATCATGCTCTAGCTTTCCTCACCTCACCTGACCTGTAGCTATCTGTCGTACTGTAGCCTTCGCCCAACTGCTCCAGATTAGCCAACGCCTCCATGTATCTTTGGCTGTACATCTGCATCAAATCGGGGTCGCCCTTCAAAAAGGTGTACGCCTCGACAAGACAGCCATACAAAAGCGTGGACTCTGCATTGGTGCCGAGCCAGCTTGTGCCATCTCCAGATGCAGTGATTGAGGTGGGTTTGTGGAAGTAGTGCAGTTCTGCGTCATAAGCAGAGTCAGGGGTGGGGCCGAGAATAAATGCGGTGCGGCTAAAGATGCCGTAGTATTTGGGCGTTCCCTGTGTTGTTGTTAGCGGGTACGCCTGACGTATAAAGTTTACGTCCTTGAAAATCAGATACTCAAAGCCAGAGTTGTCAATGGCTAACGAGTAAGGTGTCAAAAAATCCGTGGGCATGATGAGGTATTGGTTACCGCTCGCCACAGACCCAGACACATTCTTACGAAAATCAGGCAGTTGCACGGCCTTGAGAATCTTGTCCTCTGCCTGCGTAATAATCGTTGTCAGGTTATTGACAAATGTTGTCTCGTTTGACTCTGTGTAGTCCTGTATAGCCTGCTTTAGAGTCGTAAGGGTAAACGCCATCAGGATGTCTCCACTGTTACGCGCCCAACAACACCCGCCATGTCAAGGCCGACAGTGCGGCTTCCAAGCGCCGTGTTGCCTCCCCCGACAGGATCGAACGCAGATAACGCACGACTTTCATCAACACTGCTATCAGGTCGCGGAAAGCGTAGCGCCTGTGGGTCGCTTGCATTGACATCCCCCAGCTTTAACTGCGGCTGATCTTGATCTACAACGTCCCTGCCGACCAGCAGTCCGTTCCAACGACCATCCTCAATCTGCCTGACCAGATCACGCAACGGGTATCGGAACCCTGTCCGGTCACAAAAGCCAAAAGCTTTCGATCCTTTAGCGTAACTGCTCATAAGTTGTTATATCCACCGGGGGCCATGTAAAGCGATGCCTTTTCTCTGGAGGCGTCTGCCGCCAAATTCCACTGCTCCTCGTACACTTCTCTGAGCGCGGGTGCCAGTGGTATCGACTCAGGTTTCTTGCTCGCTATGTAATAGGCTAGACCAGCCACCATGCACGGCAGATACCGCGCTGGCACATCCATGTTATTGGACGCTGGCTTTCCGGTGTCCTCTATCCTGTCTAGGTAGTAGTACGCAAACGTGTAAGTCGTTGTTGCGTCTGGCACGGGCCAGAAGTGCAACGTCAACCCTGTCGGTTTGCGCTCAACGTAATACTGTAGTGGTCTACCCTGCGTCAGCTTATTGGTCTGGTGGGCATACTGACTTACCGATATTCTCTGCATGGTCAGGTCAGACTGCTTGGAGGTGTCGCCTGCATCAGTTCGCAACAGACCCTCTATGATGTCCTGTTTTTCAGCGGTCAGCGTGTATGACGAAGTGCCTGCGGTCAGAGTCTGCGTAGCATCTCTTACTGTCCACAAGTTAAGACCACGGTTCTGCCACTCCAGCATCAACAAATCTAGACTGCGCCGTGCCGTCCGATAGTCATAGCCGCTTCGTAACTCAGAGCCTGCTCGCTCAAACGCCTCTTCAAATATATCTGACAAGTCAAGAGTAAAAGCTGTCGTCCCGCTAGTCGCCATCAGACCTTCCTTCCTCTCGTCCTGCCTCTACGAGCCAAGCCGTTCCTGCACTTAGCCTTCTTGATCTTTTTCGACTTGGGCGCGTTCTTGACCTGCTTGCCCATCTGCGCTCTGCTTATAGGCATATCATCACCAGTTCTTACAAGACCAATAACGAGCAGACATCTTGCTTGGCGGTTTAGAGTCGCACTTGTGTCTCGCACGGAAAGATTTTCGTCGTCCCGGCTGG